AGAAATAAGACTTGTCGATTACTGACGGAAAGTTCTCCTCATAATTTAACAAAAGAATCTTGAACTCGTTATTCCCGACCGGATAATTGAAGCCAACAAGCTTGTTATTCAGATCAAGAAATGTCGATACGCTGTACTTGCAGGCATAACAAAGCTGGCTGAAGACAGCTTTACGATACCCAATACCAATAGGCTTAACCTCGCCAGCACTAATGACATAAAGATCGTTGTTTCCAAAAGTGATCTGCGTATTGTTGTCAAGAATCGCAACTGCATCAGGCCCGATCGCCGCGCACTGATCGTACACTTTCGTCAGGTTAAACCACAAAGGATACCCGACAAAACTCAGCGCCCACACGCTATCAGTCATGTGGATAATGAGGTTATCACCACTGGTGTGGAGCGCAACAATCTCTTCGCCAACACCTGGTACATCAAGAATACCTGCGCCGGTGAACTCGCTCGGCTCAGTCCCTGCATAAGTACCCGTAGCTGTAATCTGAATGCGACGCGGGTGTACGGCATCATTACTTTTGAGGTTGGCGTAGACCATCCTTTCCTTGTAATACGCGCACACGCGAGCTTTAAAAGGAGCCTCAGAGACAGTCACATAAACACCGGCTTCATCAGTAAGTGTATCGTCGGACTGCACCGTTATTGTGGTGAGGTCTTCAGAGATCGACTCGATCATATACACGCCAGCATTGGTGGTGCTTGATGTAATGATCGACATGCCAAGAGCGAAGTCACCAAAGGCGGCTGTAGAAGCCGTGATCGTGTTACCGCTTGCGGCAAACGTCACAAGGATCGAGTCGGTGATATTGTATATCGCATCAACAAAGCTGTCACCAGAGGTGATGTCTGCTTTCAGCTGAATGCGATCTTCGTAGTTCGCGGCAATAAGCGCACCATCGTATTCAGCGACAGACCACTTCACAGCCGCTTCGCTGTACCCATTACCAAGCTGAGTATAAGCACCGTCGTCTTCTCGGTAGATCGACGTCTTCGTGAAGAACCAGTTCGTAACGCCGAGGCTTGTGCTGATAGACGAGTAAAGGCCGATTGCTCGGCCAGATATAGCATAGGTATTACTTGCTCCATAAGCAGGAACCCAAGCCTCAGCAATCCGCATTACATTGGTTGCCTCGACAAGCCCTTCAGTCTTTGGCGCTTTGTCAGGCTCCCACTTGCCAAGCTTTATCTCTTGCGTGACGAAACTCATATCACCTCGAACTGTTGTCTTCCGTCTCTATTGAATGCCATCTCATTGTCAAGAAGCGTAAGCATCTCGACTTCGTAATTGAATTTGGCAAGCCATATCGCGGTTCGCTCGTCGTTCTCTATATAGACCTCGGCTTCAAGCATCGCACCGAACACCAGAAGTTCAGGAGCATTTGAGGTCAACCAGTTCTCATCACCGTCCTCAGACAAATCATCCGAGTACGCAATGAATCGAACACCAACCGTATAGGTATCATCAGGGATAGTATCAAGCTCAATGGTGATCTTCTGAGAAGTACCCATAGACTTGATAGCGAAATAGGTAGGAGGCGCAGTGATCTTTTCGTCAAGAGTGGATCGTGCCTCAAGGTCATCATAGTCAAGCTTGTGCAGATAGATCTTCACGCCATCCCTAACATAGTAGATGCTGAGGATGCGCTTCATTTTCGAGACCGAAGCGTAAACATCTGATTCTGGAGAGAACGATCCGAAGTCAGTCCTGCTGGACTTAACCATATACAGAAGATTGTTCTTCTTCTCAAGCCGCCTCATCGCAGTATTGACAAAGCCTAACGACCCGTCAACAACAGAGGAAAGACTATCATCAGCAAGGTTGTCAAGGACACGCGCCTTGATTGCTCCAAATGTTGCCATCGGTATATGAGATAGGGTGAAAAATGGGGGAGGTTGTGCCTCCCCCGTTTAATCAAGCGATCGGGGTCCGCAGACCGACAGCGTGGTCATCACGGAGCGCCTTGTTGCCGTAGACCGTGTCCACGGTGACGAGGGTGCCGAGGTACTCCTGCATGTACTGGCCCTGGGTACGCGGTGCTTTCTGAACTGCCGAGACAGCCATCTCCTTGTGAGCAACGATCACAACCTTTCCGTCCGTCGCATTGGAGACAACAGTCGGAAGGTTGGTGGACATGTAGATCTCGTAGCCGAGAATGGTGCCGACCTTACCGCTCTTTATCATCTGCATCGCCATCTCGGAACCGAGCGTAGCGGCACCAATGAACCCATCGAGAGCCATGATGCTCTTGCGGTGGACAGGGTTGATAATGATGAATCGACCATCAGTCGGAACATCGGCGGCGTTGAGGAGGTAGTCAGCCTCAAGAAGGCCGTCGTAGGTCAGCCCAGCACCGGCATCGGTCATGGTCGTACCGTCGCCATCAATGATCGTGCCAAGACCCGCGTTCACGACGGTGAGCAGGTCGGTATCCATCTGCTTAGAGATGGCGTAACCTGCACGGCCCGTGTAGATAGAGCGAAGGTTGTGAGACGACTGGGTCTCGATGAAGTCGTCAATAAGGAATGAGGACTCCTTATGCTTGTCGATCGAGATGATATTGTCGGTTTCGGTGTTGGCCTGAATGGAAACCATCGTCTCCTGCGCCTTGTCGTTAGCGACGAAATTGCTGACGTTAGGGATGTGAATCGTGTCGCCCTTCTTGCCATTATGGGGATAACTGCGGAACAGCCTGGTTGCAACCAGGTTGCTGTCACGTGCCGCAAGCACTTCATTGGACCAAAGCTCAGGAATAAAAACATCCGAAGTGGTCGCGTTGGTCTGTGGGGTATTAATAGCCATGATAACTCTCCTGTTAGATTACTCTGCCTTCTCGATAGGCTTTCATTATTTCCGGTTGTAAGCGAGCATAGTTTTCAGGGTCAGTCATCTGCATCTTCAGGAGTTCGGATGATGAGAATTTTCTCCCACCACTTTCACGCTTCGATGTAGAACTACCAAGACCCGTTGCTTTTTTCGCTTCTGTCTTAGGTCTGATCGGCTCCTTTGAAGCTGGTTTAACCATTGAAGCCTTGTACTGGCGCAGAAGGTATGATGCAGTTGCCGGATCTTCAGATCCCTTCTTGACAATATCTTCGGGGACACTCCTCATCCATTCCTGGAATCCGACCATACCCGTAATCTGCATTCTGTCAGGATGCTCCTGATCGAGAACATACATTGCCTTTTCACGCGCAATCTCTGCTCTCGCCCTCTCCATCGCCCGTCTCTCAGCCTGCTCAACAATGCTCGAAACAAACTTGTTCTTGCTCTGCGGATCAGAAAGGTCGATGTATTCGTCATCATCGTCCTTCGCCTGAGGTTCGGCTTCCTTTCCCTTTACAGTCCTACGATAGTCGCCAAGCTCATTTGCCTGACGCGCATACAGCGACTCAAGGTTTTGGTAACGCTTCTGCCAATCAACAGTCGGAACATCTTCTTCAGGGGAGCTTTCAGGCTCAGCTTCATCAGGGTCGGCAGTGACGTCCTGCTCCTGATCCTCAGCTTCGACTTCTGCCGTTTCCGCTACTACTTCCGACTCGTCGTACACGATTGATGAACTACTGGTCGCCATCAGTGGTGTGTCCTCGGAGAATAACGCGGTACTCTCTTCGGCCTTTGATGCCGTTTGTTCTTCGTTCAGTGACATATCATCCTTGTTTGATTAATAAAAAAATCCTACCTCTTTTGCAAATCTATTCTTAGCCCGTCAATAAACCTGACAACCTCCTGTCTTGCAAGCACTTGTTCCTTATCTGCTGAAAGGATCTGATCGATCTGTTCCTCGCGCAAGATATCGAGGTATTCAGCAAGCTCCCGTGGAGCATTACGCCTCAGAACATCAACAAGCTCGCTACGCTCTTCATACTGGCGGGATATTGGGTCCGGCGGGAGGCTTAGGCGCAGAGCCAGTACGCGGCATCTGTCCAGCGTTACGTATAGCATTCTGCTGAGCAGGCGCAGGGCGGAAGAGTTTGTCTTCATCGGATGCATGTGGGAATAAGCGTTGAAAGATTTTCGTCACAAGGTACTGGATATTTATCATCTGACCACCAATCGGACTGCCCATAGCCATCTGAAGTATCTGGAACATACGCTCTACCTCGGCTCGCTGAGCGATTTCGGAAGTTCCATTCGGGATAAAGTCGTAGTCGCCGACCACACTTTCAGGTGATATCTGAGCAAGGATCTCGGTCCCTTCCATACCGCGAACCTTGATAATTTCCGGAACGTCAAGGTACTGTAGGATGATGTGGTAGTACCACCGGAGGATCTCCGTAACAGTTTTGTACTCATCCTCTCTTGCAACAGACTTGAGCCTAACGCTTGACTGGGAGTTGAGGATCGACGCTTCGGTAGCTGACTGCTCGCCTCTTTTCACCGGCAGACCACCGAGCAATTTGCTGATACCTGACCCCTCCTGAACGTACTGGCCGTACTCGGATACATCAGCCTGAGAGCCAGCGGAAGTATCACGGGTTGGCAACTGCTGAATGGATTCCTGAACCGGCCCTTTCGTGTACCAAATCTTGCCTGGGTAGATCTTTTTGTCCTGCTGCGAGACGATCTTGGTTACGTCCATCCCAAACATCGGGAAGTTGGTAAACGCTTTTGAGTCGATACGGGCACGAACGGTTGAGTCAATTGCTCGCTGTGCCGAGTCAACAGCCTCCGCAATACCGAGACCGAAGAACTCACCAGGGATTTCCTGATACACCATACGGACAAACGGCCTGCGCTTGGTGACGTGCGGGTTGGCAATGATCAGAAGGGTTGCATCATATGCGCAGATCGCTCTGACCTCTGCTCCGCCATGCTCGATCTGGCCATTGAAGTTAGCCTCCTTAAGCGTATCCTCATCAATCCATCCCCAGTACTCGTACAGCTCGACGCGGTTTGCATCAGCTGACGACACACTGATACCCATATCCGCCAACCTTGACCGGCGCTCGTCACCGATATCACCAGATGCAACATCCTCAACCTGCTCTACATTGCCGATGATACCCTCATCTTCCAGCTTGCGTAGCGCATGAACACTCTTGAAGTAGCGGATACCAACGCCCTCCGCATCCTCGATACATGTAGCTGTAGGATCGATATAGAAGTCGAAGATTGATATATGGCGCGCTTTCGGGACAGAAATGGTGGTCTCCTCAACCCTGAGTTCCTGAATGACTTCAGGTTCGGTAAATGAATCCGATGGCAGCTCCTCCATCATCATGTTACCCATTTCATCGTACTGCATCTCCTCAGTTATCGGAGTCGGAGCCATCGGGACTTTCTCGATCGTCTCATGATGACGCTTCTGCTGTTCCACATCCACAATACCGATTGAAGTGCCAAGAATGAGCCTCTCGCGGCTCATCTTTCCGTATTCGGTAATGAACCCCTGCTTGTTGAAAAGGTATTCCATATAGGCTTCCAGCATCTTTGCCGGAACTTTATCGGCTTCTTCGCGTCCACGGATCTCAAAGAACGGTGAGCGAGCAAATGTCATCTCCTGAAGCTGGTCGTAAGCGGTATCGATAGCGAGCTTGGTGTTCGGCATTTTTATCTGACTCAGTTCGCTCGCACGAGTCTTGTCTTGTGGCGAAGATTTGCACTGCCAAGTACGATAGTATCTCTCCCAGTCCTTACGCTTCTCCGACAGATCACTATCCCATCGCTTAATGCGCTCCTGAACGTACTTCGCTATAACACCAGACTTATCCATACCTGTAACGCTTGAGATTTTCTATAGTTTGCTCGGACACAACACGATAAGATAAAAGTTTTTACCTAATAACCCGCCACACTATCACGTGGAACATACGATCCAGTATCCTGCAACAGTCTACGGAGGAAAGCCTGCGAAACATACTCCTCTCCATCAATGATATCGTAAATGTAGCTGAGTGCATCGAGGGCATCGTCGTGCCAGAACGGGAATTTCTCCATCTCCGTCACAAGACGGTCGGAATACTGGGTTGGTACGGAGTCAACGATGTGGATTTTGCCGTTACGGAGCGGCCATTCAAGTGATTTTATGATCCGGTCAACCTTATTCCGCCCTGACGGGCGCAAAAGGACGAGACTTCCGTCATCTTCGTTTACCCGACGACCGCGAGCCTTGAGTTCGGCCTTGATGTGGACCTCTGCGGTAGACAATCCGACCTTTTCGATGCCGAGTTTCTGCACAACGCCGGCTTTCAGGTACATTCGAGCGATCTCTTCGATACCCTCCGACTCTCCAAGCGGAGAAACCAGGCCGTTCAGCAGGTATATGTCGTGCGCTCCGACTTCATCGGTCTCAGGATCGACCCCAATAACCCACATCGCCCATGAATCCGACCCCCTTTTCGCGTCTCCGGCAGGGTCAACGGTCATGTAGATCATCAGGTCTTTAGGAATATCCGATTTCTTTACGTATCGCAAGTCCGAGGGGCGCAACTTCATATCGCTCGAAGGGGTCGGATCCAGCAGATACTGCGTCCGGAACGAATCTCGGTCCATCTTCAGCTTCTTGATCTCCTGCATCGACATCATATGCGGAACACCTTCCTCATCAACCGCCGGCTTCTTGCGGAAATGGTAAACCGGCTCGCCTTCGTCGTCCATCATCGACACCAGGTTCACCAGTATGTCACTGTGGTGGTAAAAAGTTCCTATCACGCGATTATGATGCGGAGGAGACGACAGGTACTCACTCATCTTGAACTTCGATTCCAGCTCCCGCATCCGCTCCGGCGACTTCACGTAATCCTGAACCATGATGTCGTCGTACACTCGGTAGGTGTAGTGCTTGCCAGTCGGCATACCCTCGATCAGCCCCGCCGCTTCCACGGTCGCTTCGGTATAAATCCCCGTCCTCTTCAGTATGATCCCCTCATCCTCACTCCACTTCGGTGAGTCCCTATGCGGATTCTCCCACAGCACATCGGGAAATATCAGCTTCAACCGCTCGTTCGTCTCGAACTGGTGCTTGATCCTCCGCAAGAACGCCTTAGCCGCCGGCGCCTTGTGCGACATAATGCACACCCGCTCCTCGGGATCCCTCAATACCCGCTGAATGATCTCCGCTCCTGTTATCACCGTACTCTTCCCATGACCACGCGCCCAGATATCAACCGTATTCGTCTCCGGACCATCCTCCACCTCACGGCAGGCATCGACCACAAACGGATGATTGGACCCCTCCCACCCCATAATGAAAAACACCACAAACCACAAATCATTCAACACCAACTGATGCCATACCTCAAGAAACCCCTCAACACCATTGACAACCCCAAGCTCCGCATGATTGCCCTCACTCAGCAACCTCATGATACGCTCGTAGTCGTACTTGTATCGACAGCCCTCAACAGGCAGGAATTTTATCTGGGCTCCACTCATACAGGAATTAACCACTCCATCTCCAATTTTCCAACACCTCAATTACCCCGTCGGAATTTTTGCACAGCAAAATGACGACAGTAGTATAGTGTAGTACATATCTACTCTATTCCTATCCTATACTATCCTTTCGTTGAACACGT